GGTGCAATACATTCAATTTGCCTCTGGTGTCGCGCCACTAATTGACCGCAATGGTGATCCAGTACCATGTCAAAACGCAAAGGCTGGGAACTAAATTATGATTAAAGCACGCATCATTATTACTTGGCATAAGTTAAAAGACAAACAGCCTTCAATAGGGCAAACTGTAATTGTTTGGAATGATTCTGTGCCATGTGGTACAATGGATGTAGCTTTGTATGATGGGTTAAAGGACGATGGGCATAGATTTTGGATGGGAAATACTCAATATGACCCAACACAAATCACACATTGGACTGACAGCTTGCAAACGCCAATTGAGATTAAGGCAAGAAAACTTAAAACGAGGAGAAAATAATGACACCACAAGAATTAGCGGCAGACGTTTATTATGCGTATTTTAGAATATACCCACAAGATCATGAGGCATTATTTGAAAAGCAACCAAAGGCAATACAAGATATATTTATAGAAAAAGCAAAGGAGGCATTAAATCTGACAAAAGCAGAAAAGGATGCTTATTTTTTGATGGGGCAAATGATTGCACCAAAACATGCAAGCGATATAATTCTACTAAAACATAGCCTATTAATGAAAGATGAAAGATTAAAGCAATCAGAAAAAATGATAGATATTTTGAAACAATATGTAGATTTTAATAAAATGTCGCCCGCAGTTCTGAAAGCTTTAAATCTTAGGAAGACGCAAATATCGTAACGTGAGAGTGAAGCATGAAGTTATACACCAGAGCCATTTCCGCGCCGATCAAATCGTTTCGCCCGATCTATAAAAACAAGGTGCGCGTCACAGCACACTTTATCGTGCGTTGGCTAGAACGCGTTCACGGCCTCAATCTTGAGCCGATTCGCAGGGAAGTTGTCAAAGAATATGCGGGATGCACAGGTAATGATGGTGATGTGCTTATGTATTTATCTAAAAAGGGAATACCACAATACAAATTGCGTGATGCCGCCATGCCACTTAAAGTGCAAGAGGCCATAGAGATGGGCGCGTCACGTATCCCATACGGCGGGTATGTGTATATTGCTGATGGTGGTAATCTCAAAACTATTTTATCATAGGCATTGTCAAAACTGGAAAGCGCAGTTATAATGGGTGACATGACAAAAAGCACAAAAAAAGAATTGCAATCAGACTTTATTGCGAAGTCGGTCACGACCATGAAAATTGATGACCTTATTCCATATGTGAATAACGCGCGCACGCATTCTGATTCACAGGTTGACCAGATCGCGGCATCGATAAATGAGTTCGGTTTTACCAACCCGATATTAATTGATGAGCATAATACTATCATTGCGGGGCATGGGCGAGTTATGGCGGCAAAAAAGCTTGGTATGGAAAGCGTGCCTGTCATCATGGCAAAGGGCTGGACAAAAGCACAGGTCAAGGCATACACGCTTGCCGATAATAAGCTGGCATTGAATGCTGGATGGGATAACGAATTGTTGGCAATTGAGTTTGCGGAATTGCAGGAGCTTGATTTTGATCTTGATTTGACTGGTTTCTCGTTGGATGAGGTAGGGGCTTTGGTCGATAAATTAGTTCAAGAAGGCTTGACCGACGAGGACGCTGTGCCTGATGTCACAGAAACGCCCGTTACTGTTTTGGGGGATGTGTGGATACTGGGTAATCATAGGTTGATGTGCGGGGACAGCACGTCGATTGATGCGGTTGAGAAGCTGATGGATGGCAAGCAGGCTGACATGGTTGTGACTGACCCGCCGTATAATGTCGATTACGAGGGGCGAACAAAGGATGCCCTAACCATCGAGAACGACAAGATGGGTAACGCGGATTTCTATCAGTTCTTACTAGATACATTCACGACTGCGTATTCGGTACTGAAAGACGGGGCATCGATTTATGTCTTCCATGCTGACATGGAAGGGGTAAACTTCCGAACATCGTTTGTTGATGCTGGATTTAAACTCTCACAAATTTGCATATGGGCAAAGCAGACTATGGTTATGGGCAGAAATGATTATCACTGGAAGCATGAACCAGTTCTCTATGGTTGGAAGCCCACAGCGGCCCATAACTGGGAGTCAGACCGCAAGCAGACGACGTTGTGGAATTTCGACCGCCCATTTAGGAATGACGTTCACCCGACAATGAAACCTATTGATCTCATCGAATACCCTATCAACAATAGCTCAAAGGCTGGTCAGGTCGTTCTCGACCTTTTCGGTGGCTCTGGCTCAACTCTTATCGCCTGTGAAAAGACTGGACGTAACGCCCGACTGATGGAACTCGACCCAAAGTACTGCGATGTAATCGTGAAACGCTGGCAGGAGTTTACAGGGAACAAAGCAGTTCACGCCGAAACAGGGGAGGCTTTTAATGCCAAATGATGTTGGAAGACCAACTGTTATGACTCCAGGAGTCATCCGTAAATTAGAGGAAGCTTTTATTAGTGGCGCAACAGATTTGGAAGCGTGCTTTTATGCGGGAATTAGTAAAACCCCGTTTTATGAATATCAAGCCGCGCACCCAGAATTTCAGGAGCGAAAAGAGGGTTTGAAAGGCCACCAGACTTTAGTAGCTAAAAACATTATTGCCAAAAAGCTTAAAGAAAATCATGCAGAAACCGCGCGTTGGTTCTTGGAGCGTAAAGACCCATCCTTTAATCCGAAGACCGAGGCATTTATAACGATGGTGCCGACAGTCATTAGGGATGATGTGCCTGATGATGAGGGGGGGGCACAATGCAAGTGAGCCTCAAGGATAAGATCGCGCCACCCTTTTATCCTGTTCATAATGCAATCAGAAAAGGTACACATACAGAATTCTGGCTAAAGGGCGGGCGTGCATCCACTAAATCAAGCTTTACCGCGATAGAGATAATATCTGGCGTTATTGCAGACCCAGAGGCTAACGCCGCTTGTTTTCGTAAAGTATCGGATACCATACGTGATAGTTTGCACCCACAATTAATGTGGGCGGCAGACGAATTGGGCGTATCAAAGTACTTTAAAGCCACGACAAGCCCGTTTGAAATGATTTATATACCTACGGGGCAACAGATCATCATGCGTGGCCTTGACGACCCTAAAAAGCGTAAAGGCATAAAGCCTAAAAAGGGGCGGTTTAAATATCTATGGTTTGAAGAATTGGATGAATTTACTGGGATGGATGAAATCCGTAACGTCGAACAATCCGTTATGCGTGGGGATGGTGAATTTATCGAGTTTCTCACATACAACCCGCCAAGGGACAATAATAGCTGGGTGAATGTGGAATCAATACAAGCTAGTGCAAAGCGATTTATTCACCACAGCACCTATCTTGACGTGCCTAAAGAATGGCTTGGGCAAGCTTGGTTAGGTAAAGCTGATTTATTAAAAGCGCGTGATTATGAGCGTTATCGCCATGAATACTTGGGCGATATTATTGGGCGCAGTGAGGCATTGGTATTCTATGGCAAGTGGCGCGTTGATGATTTTGATACGCCCCAAGATGCTGAACACCGTTTCGGGTGTGACTGGGGTTTTGCTAATGACCCAACAACCTTAATACGCTGTCATATATCGGATGATGGGCGTAATTTGTTTATAGACCAAGAATTGCGACAAGTCGGCTTAGAATTGGATGACACCGCCGATGCGTTCAAAACCATAGAGGGGGCTAAGCGTTACAGAATACGCGCCGATTGTGCGCGGCCTGAATCAATTAGTTATGTGCGCCGTAATGGTGGCCTTGATATTGTCCCAACACAAAAAGGGGCAGGAAGTGTTGAGGACGGGCTTGCTTTCCTGCGTTCGTTCGATAGCATTGTAATTCATCCCCGTTGCGTGCATACTATAGCGGAGTTTAAAACATATAGCTATAAGACAGATCGGTACACGCATGAAGTTTTGCCTGATATTGCTAAAAATCAGGATGACCACATGATCGACGCCTTGCGCTATGCACTTGAACCATTGATGAAGAAAACGGGTGGGGGCTTTATTACAATATGAAACTGTTTGGGAAAAAAGATCAGGTCGTTTCTAAAAAAGCTGACCCTAGTGGAATGCTTTTAATTACAAATACATACGTGCAAAAAGATCGCAATGCGCGTGCGTATGTGGAAGAAGGTTATCGACAAAACGTAGTGGTATACCGATGTGTGCGTGAAATCACCCGCGCTATTGGTATGATTAACGTCTATGTGGCTAAAATGAACACAGACGGCACGTATGAACGTGACGAATCTCACCCTGCCAATGCCCTTTTATACCGTCCGAATCCCACTCGGTCATGGCCTCAATTCACCCGCGCTTTATTTGCTGATTATCTTTTAATGGGTAATATGTATTGCGCCAGCTCGTCATCCAGTGGCGCACCGTTAGAATTATGGCACCAGTCCGCTTTGGGCATGAGTGTTATGGGCGGTTCTAATGGTATGCCAATAGCTTATAAACTGACGGGGAAAAACGGACGCTCAATTGAATATCGCGTAGACCAAGTGACGGGTAAAAGCCAAATATTCCATATGGCGGATTATGATCCAACCACGCCTTTTGAAGGTATGAGTGCTATGCGTCCCGCCGCTTTATCTGCTGATTTACACAATAGTGGGTTGATTTGGAATAACAGCTTATTAGAAAATGGCGCACGCCCAAGCGGTATTGTCAAATTCAGTGGCTCGGTTGAAGAAAACGCTTTGCACCGCCTTCGCACGTTCTTTAAAAAAACCATGCAGGGTAAACACAATGCGGGTGAAATGCCTATTCTTACCGATGGGGCAGAGTGGCAAGAAATGGGCAATAACGCTAAAGACATGGACTTTATCGCCGCCATGAAAGAGGTGGCAAAATATATTGCTAGTGCGTTTGGCGTACCTTTACCTTTGATCGATAATGATGCATCGAGCTTTAACAATTTAGAACAAGCTAAAGAACGCTTTTATACTGACACGGTATTGCCATTGCTCGATGAATTCCTCGAATGTTTTGGTGCGTGGCTATTCATGCAATACGGCAAGTCTGGTGATGGATATCGTCTTATGTATGATGCTGATAGTATCCCAGCACTTGAGCAATTACACAATCGTAAAACAGACCGACTGGTTAAATTGTCTGGTGCTGGCATGATTTCTATTGATGAAGCTCGTCAAGAATTAGGCTGGGATGCATTAGGGGGTGCGGCCTCTCGCCCTATGGTGAATGGTGGTTTAGTCCCTATTGATATGTTGGAAGGTGAAGAAACACCATTAGACGAGGAGCAAGCGGCCTCTAAAATGATAGCCGCAGGGTTTACACCTGACGAAGTGTTTGCGGCTACAGGCGTGCGTTTAAATGGCAAAGCGTGATCGAATTATAGCGGCAATGCGTGTTGATAGGGCAACGATGCGCATTGTCCCTGCTATGACCCGCGCTATACGTGCAGAGAAAAACCGCGCTATTGATGAACAATTGGCATATTACAGAAACACCGTGTCATTTTCAAAGGATATAGAAGCCAAGCACGCGCAAAACATTAAAGCTATCATTAAGAAGTTTATACGCCCAGTTATGCGTGATTCGGTTAAAATCACAAATGAGACGGTGCAATCGTCAATGAAGGCAAACATACAAGCGTATGAAATAAAACGCGCACCACTTTTTGATGAATATCTGGGTGAATGGGTTGAAAACGAAAGTGCAACACGGATTATTGGCATTGCGGCAACGACTTTTAGTGATATAAAGCGTCTTATGCGGAAAGCGTTTTATGAAGGTGCGCCAGCAAACGTTGTTATCAAGGAAGGGTTGAAAGCAAAGGGATTTAGTGCGGCGCGTGCGGCTTTGATTGCTCGTACAGAAACTCATGCGGCGGCACAATATGCGGCACGTCAAACCAGTGTATCTTTGGCAAGTGAAGTTGGTGTTACGTTGAAAAAGGAATGGATACCAGTAAATGACGAACGCACACGACCTGATCATATGGCTATGATGAATAGTCCCGCTATTGGAGTTGATGAGGATTTTATAGTAGGTGGGGAACGCATGGACAGACCAGCTGATCCAACTGCAAGCCCAGAACAAACTATTAATTGTCGTTGTCAAGTTGTGTTTGTGCCTGATTTCTAAATATGGTTTAATGTTGTGGGAGTGGTTCATGTCAAATATTCATAATTTAACAATAAAACAGGGTGAAACCTTCACACTTATTGCTATTTGGAAAGATA